TTTTAGCCATGCCACCGCCCATCATTTTCTTACGCTTTGACATCTTAGCCATGCCACCGCCCATCATTTTCTTTTTCATCATGCCGCCGCCACGCATACGCTTGGTCATGCCACCGCCACGCATTTTTTTCTTAGCCATTTTAGCTTTGCCCATTGCCATTTCTTAGTCTCCTTCTGTCAACTACCAGTGACTCATATGTATCTTTAGGAAAGTGCTGGTAGTATCCAGACTTTTCCAAACTAAGTGAAGCATCATCAAGTAATGATAACCTCTGCACAAAGACCATGCAATAAACTAACTCATCGTCTGTTACATCATCTTCAGTTAAAAAATCCAGACCCGCTTCTCTCGCATCATAATCTGGATGAAACACCATCAGGTGCATATCTTGACCGACAACAGACATGGCTTCATTTACGCCATCACACCACCCATCAAGATATTCCATATCGAGCAAATATTCAGATGCCCAAATAACTATATCATACTTGTGATTGTCAAAGTCAGCAACTTCTTTTGCCAAACCATCTAATCCAGTATTGATACTAAACTTAACTTGGTCTTGAAGCCACGCTTGTTTTGCATACGGACATGGGGGTAATCCGTTTAGCATTTTATTTGGAACTTCAAGAAAGTCGTGCGACCACTTACGAATATCAGCTTCTACGGGATGCACGTGTCTTCTTCTTTTGCGCTTCTATAAAACGTCTGTATACATTAGCTGCTGCTATTTTACCTGCAACTCTAGCCCGTTGCTCCATAGCTATAGCAGCCTGTGTCTTGTGATTGTGACTTCTGTTAGATGCTTTTATCCTGCGTACAGATGCTTCTGCATCTTTTACAGTAGCAAACTTCAGACCCTTGATTGTACCCTTCGGGTCTTCGTCTGTATACAGGTCACTATGCTTTTTAGACTTTGCGGGTTGGCCTTTTTTTCTTGGTACTCTTCTTTGCGACACTTGGCAATAGTCCTTTATTTACTGCTCTAGCACGTTCACTAAAGCCTAGTTTCTGACCTGAACGTATCTTACGTTTTATAGTGGATACTCTGGCTACCATTATGATTTAGGGTCAAAGCCCATATTCATTTGCACAGAAGCAGGTAGGTTTCTAACACCTTTACCTTTTGCTCCTTTAGGCATTGGCTTTAGTTTATCTGTAACAGACCCTCCACCAACATACATATGCTGTCTTTTGTTAGCCATGCCACCCTTCATCATCTTGGCTTTGCCTTTGCCCTTTGGTATTTCTACCATGCCTATGCTAATAGAAATAGCTGGTACTTTCTTTTTTCCCTTTTTTTCTTTTTGGCCCGACAGACCACCTGCGTTCATATTTTCAGCATCTGTGGTAGCTGCCATTTCACCACGAATAGCACCATAGGTATCGGGATATTTTTCCCTTAGTTCTTTTTGAACTCTACCTGCTTCTTTTACTTGGTCAGGTGTGGCATTAGGGTCACGTGCCACTCTTACTGCCTCTTGAAGTTTTGCTCTTTCGCCTATGTTCATAGCTACCTCTACTTTTTAAACACGTATGTCTTGCCACCGATGTTACGCAGTTTTTCTGTTTTGCTATTATAAGAACCTTGGAATTTACGCTTCGCACCTGCTGGTAAACTAGATATAGCTTTTATCTGATTGCCACGTGGGTCAAGTTTATCTTTAGGCTTACGCTTTGGTGTTGGTTTTGCACCCGGAGTTGCTTTAAAAGCAAAATCTTTACGTGGGTCAGTAGATGGACGAGGCTTTGGACCTGTCACTTTCTTTTTAAATTGCCTACCCGGACCACCTTCTTTTGCTTTGGGTGTAAAGGCTTCAGCCTTGGCTTTTTTCTGACCTTTGGGTGTAAGTGCTGCTGTTCCTGCTGCCAACACTGTTGCACCTGCTAGTAATTTATCACGAGTTGTTAGCCTACTAGATTTTTTAGCTGCGGCAGGTTTTTTAGGTGCTTTTTTCGCCTGTGCAAAAGTGCGTCCACCCTGTGATTTTGCACGATTAGCTTGACTAACAACTTTTGTTTGAGCCTTTACAGATTTACGTTCTGCTTTTACAGGTTTACGGTCTGCCTTAACTTTAGTTTTAGCAGATGACTTTGCTCTTGCTCCTGCTGCAGAGGCTGTTGTTTTAGTTTTAGATGCTGTTTTTGCCTGTGCAAAAGTGCGTCCACCCTGTGATTTTGCACGAGCCGCTTTAGCTGCTTTAGCTGCCTTGGCTGCCTTGGCTGTTTTAGCACTTGCAGAGACCGCTTTTAAACCTTTACTTGCAATAGAAATAATTCTACCAATAGGAAGCAACGAGGCTGCACCGCCTACTACCTTTACGTATGTGTTTCTCTTTTTCTTTGCAAGTTCAGCAGGTGTAATACCCTGCTTTGCTGCATCACGTGCTAAACGTGCAGCACGGTCTCTGATTAATTTTTCTCTGGTCTCTTTTTGTGAAAGACCCTTATATGCTTTTGTACTTCTATCTTCAGCCATTAGTATTTTCCTTTACGAGACTTTGGTGATGACTTTGTGCTACCACCTGCACCACCCCATAATGTTCTACACGCCCAATAACGTGCGCTAAGTTTGTCCGTAGCTGTGTCACATTTGTGTCTCGCACGGAACGACTTTCGGGCTGCAGCACTATAGTTGTGACCATAGCCTGTAGCACCAAAATGAATTAGTCTAATCTTATCCCCGACTTTAGCAAGCACCATTTTCTTTTTACCGGGGCGATTAGACTTGATAGGTTTATTATAACCGGGAAACTTTATCCCACGATACTCAACTGCCATTACGTAGATGTACCTTTGCTTTGCTCAGTTGGGTCAAGACAACCTGTCCACTTAAACACCATAGGCATGTTGTATTGTGACCACATACCAATTAAATCTTTTATCATTTCTTCTATGCGAACCTCACACTGCTCTGGTGTTTCATATGGTCCACGGTTATCTGTAATGGTCATGCACATTGCATTATTAGCTACGTGACATGCAATTATCATTGCGGTAAACATTTAAGTCTCGTTAGGTTCTTTCCATCCCTCTGCTCTCATGGCGTCCTCCACGTGCTTCAATGTAAATGAACGCCCATAGTGTGCCTCTACTGCCTGACGCACGTAGAATACATCACTATGAGGGATATGTAAACGGTCTAATGTATTTGTACGTATAGCATCATAGAATGCATCAAGTACATTATCTGTGTATAGTTTTACTGATTTTTTTGCCATTGTCAAGGACTTTTTTATAAACACGTAGAATAACATGCTTTAGGTTCACTTGTAGTGTTCATTTAAGTGTATTTAACAAGATAATATTAAATAGTTTTAAGTGATACATTTTAAGTGTATTTTAGTTATACTATAATTATACTCAAAATGCATCCAACTGTCAAGCCCTTATTTCTGTATTTAACATCTTTTTGTTCAAATAGTGTTGCATAGTCCACACACCCCCTCTTATTCTGCACATTATTTGTACAACTAGCTATCTATAAGAGTGACAGTTACCCTTGTGGTTAACACTTAATTTTTCTAATCTGTGTATTTATGTGTATACGTAACGATACGGGGTGGGGTGGCATCCTGCCAAGCCGTTGCTGAGACACAATTTTTTTATTTCGCGCCAAAAACTGCCAAAAATCAGCAGAAACAAAAAGAAAAAAGCAATTAAAACAAATAAATAGCTTTAAACCGTCAACTGATACCATATCAATTTGCTCAAACTGTACTATAAAGAAGGTTAAAAAAGTTAATACAGACTAACTTTATAAATAACGGTGCATAATTTTAACACATACTACCCCTACCTATCGATACCATATTATATACGCGTAAAGTGTTCCTGTTTTGTTCTTATTATCTGCCCAGCTACTACATCATACCAGAACGAAACAGGAACGAATTAGAAACTAAAACAGAACACAAACAATTTACCCCAGATACCTAATAAAAAAACCTAACAAAAACAATACTTTGAAAAATAATTTATTTTTTTCTTGTTTCTCGTTTTTATTTCGTAGTAATCTTTAATCATCGAGCCGACGCGCTGTAAATCAGACAAAACTCGATAAGGACAAAAGAAAGCGCATAAGCACCATGAGTAACCTTGCTAGTCCACTAAGACCAAAGAGTGCCTGTAATCTAAGTAAACAGGCTATGTAAAGAGAGGTTAGGGTGTACCTATTCTTTGCAGATGACTAAACACCCACGACTAACAAAGGTTACGGGATACCTTTAAATCCGCAAGGTGCAGACCTTTTGACAATACTAGGCAATCATGACGGGAGAAATCCGTCTAGCTGGGCGAACATCCACCATGCCAAACTATAGGGCGGGCTACGTGGGATAGTGCGAGGGCGTAAACCAGCCTGAAACCGTGTGCATCACCAAGTGGGGTGTACATATGACAGGACAGGTGCGACCAGAAAACCACGGGTGGTCAATGTGAGATGGGCGATAAATGACGGGGCTAGTTTTGTTTGTTGTCTAGCCCATGTGACTATAAGACGGTACACGCATGCCACATCTAATCTACAAATGGAACGCAAGTAATGTTTAGACTTGGGATTGAAGCCCGACTAATGACTTGGCATTTTTCGCTGATTGAACACATCTAATCCGGACAAGGTGCTTGCGTGGGTTTAAATATACAAGGGTGACGATTGCGCTAGTCTTTGGACAGTTAAGCATTGTCACCCTTGACATTGTTGTATACACAAGGCATAATCTGCCTATAACAGCCAACAACCAAACAGGAGATTTATAAATGGCTAATGTATCTTTCACAGTGTCTTATTGGAAACAGTCAACAGGTTTAACTGGACAAAATTTGTCTGAGGCTAACCAACGTAAGTTTTCACGGGTAGCTAAAAAGTATAACAAGGTTATGAAACAAGACTTGTCTAAAACTAGGTTATACAAGGCAAGCCGTGAAGCTGCACGTCAATTGAAAGCAGAATATGGTGGACGTATATTGTCACACTCTATCTGTACTTTTGACCTGTTGCTGACTGCTGTTGACAAAGACTTGTCAAAGCGTCCTCATGAAATAGATATGGGTGTTTTCAAAGTGGATTCAATCATCCAATTGGCTAATCAGCCATCTGGACGTAAAACCGCTTAACACTATAGGGGCAATCCGCATATAGTGGGTTGTGCCTTGTGTATATAACAACGACCAAAGGAGGCCAGTTATGGCTACAAAACTATCTATGGATGATATGGTCACAAACATCATATCCATCTGGAAGCTATCCACACCACAAGAAAAGCGTGATGGGATAGTATGGTATCTGGACGCCCACAAAGAGTGTCAACAGATGGCTATTGACTATGATATGCCAGTTCATATATGTGCTGGTGTAGTGGCGGCATTATCGCCAAACAACAAATGGGATATAAATATCCGCAATGCAAGGGATATGCTTGCGGCATATTTGAACGGTGATGATATAGACAGTTTCAAAGTGTCTACATATCACAAAATGAAACAGAAGGCGTGGGGCATATTAGAGGCAATGCCAGATTATGATACCGTCAAAGTGTTATTGTCAGGCAAAAAGATTACCTGTTTTTATGAAAACATTATGGGTGAGGACACTTGCACCATAGATGGACACGCAAGAAATATAGCCTATGCAGAGCGGGTAAACCTTACAGACGCTAAGACTAGCATAGGTGTAAAAGAATATGCGGAGTTACAAGAGGCATATTTAGAGGCTACCAAAAGACTGCGCTACCAAAACAAGAGGCCAAAGTCTTATGAGTTACAAGCTGTTACATGGGTAGCATGGCGTAGGATGCATGGGATTAAATAGGAAAGGCAGAAAAATGTTTGATGATGATGAGGAAGAATTGTTCTGGGATGAGGAACAACAGAGATATTATGACAGTGAAGAATACTTACAGGATGAATAGGTATGAATATAGAAACATTACATATCAACAGGCTAGTGCCATTCTATCTAATGTCTAGTTACCTGTACTACAAAGAGGATAGACAGGTCTTGACAGATGGGGACTTTGACAGACTAGCCAAGCGTTTATTAGATAACTGGGATAGTGTAGAACACATGCATAAACACCTTATATCAAAAGAGGACTTGCAAGCTGGAACTGGGTATGCTATAAAATATACACAGAGAATAATTAACGCAGCTAAAAATTGGATAGGAGAATAAAAAATGACAGAAGATAGACACATGAATATGTATGGATGTACACGTGATGATATGGTATGCATGATGAATGACCCCATGAATTTTATTGGGGGACATAGTATGCTTGCAATGTCCATTCTGTCTGATGCACAAGAGTGCATTGCTCGTGGTATGGATGAGACTGCTAGGCAGTATATCAATCGTGCCAAATATGTAATCATGGAAGGAGAAAAACAATGATGATGACAAAATTTTTAACTTTAACATGCCTGACTTTGGGCAGTGTGTTGATATATTTATCTGGACATGATATCTATTGGTCAGCAGGTATAGTGCCGCTAGTAGCATACACATTTGGTGTGCTGATAGTGGGGGCAGGTATTCGTGCGGTTCTCAAGGGTTAATCCAGTAGCCAAGGCTATGTTATCTTCGAGGAGACGCACACAAGTAGTGCCTAACAAAAAGAGAAAGGAAAAACATGACCGCAATAAACTTAGAGAGAAAGATAGAAAAGCGCAAGACACTGGACATGAAACAGGTGCGTAAGCACAAATGGCATTTCCAAGAAGCGTGGATGCACGTTGAGAAAATCAAGGAGCATCTTGACAGCATGACAAAAAAGAATGAAAACACCTAAACCAACAGAGGCCACTTGGCAAAATGCAGAACTGTACAGGGTAGACTTGTACAATGTGAAGTGGCCTCGTTCTGGCACTCGACTTGTGTGGGCTGTGGTAGGCAGAAAGTGGGTGCGAGTTTGCATACCCATTGAACTTATCAAGTTCCGCATGAGAAGAGAGGAGTGGGATGCCATACCGCATGAATTATTTGAAGAGGAGAATAGCGCATGACAGGTGCAGAGATATTTAATCAAGCATTGGTGTTGACATACATAACAGGCATACTTATTATGCTATACATAGGATGGAGAGATAAATAATGGCTAAATATGAAATGTTAATTATGGGTACAGTAGAACGCAGAGTGATTGTTTCTGGTAATTCTTTTGCAGAGGCAGAAGCAAATGCCTATTCTGAGTGGGCTGCATTAACAGGTGGACACATTGGCACTGCTGAAAGTATAGCGGCACATAAAATAGAGGAGAATGAAGATGACTAAGAAAAAGACAAAGGCACTTGAACTAACACCAGAACAGGCCACCGCTTTGCTGGTCATGCTGGA